TCTGCTATATTTATTTGTACTGCATTTACAGCACCAGAGGCTTCGACACCTATATCAACACGTTCTACAATATCAATTTCAAATCCACCGGGTGCTACTGTCTGTATAGCACCAACGGCTGTTACACCTGTGAGACCTGCGGAAGTATTTACTTGTACTGTACTGATACTACCAGTGGCTTCAACCTGATCTAAACCACTTACAATTATCTTTCCGTATCTAGCCGTACCGTATACAGCTACTCCATAGACTGCTGCATTTACAGTAACGGCCATATCTTACCTCTTAGGCAATACGGATTACAGCATTAGAGCTATCTGCGGTAGGAAACTGAATAGTAAGATCACCAGCAGTTGCACTAACAGTACCACCAAAGTCAATCACACACACAGCCTTGTTAGACTGGCTTGAATTATAGATGATACAACCGTCTGCTGAAACTGTTACATCAGAAAATACTTCATCCGTAAAGTCTACAATAGCCGTGGTACCATCAACAGAAATAGTTGCACCGTCAAGTGCTTGACCACCAGCGGAATAGTTTGTGCCAGAAGCTTCATCAGAGTTACCCGTCACGTCACTATAGTTAGTAGTAGCTGCACCATACGTTCCAGCAGGAGTAGCTTTAATCAACGCAAGTTTCAGTACGTCTGTATCCAAATCATGGATGCCACCCAGCAATTCTTGCTTAAAGCTGGTACACATTGCTGTGGTAATAGCCATTTGTTATATCCTCTAAATGAACATAAGTGGGCCAGCCTTTTGCCAGCCCACTCATTATTTTACTAGTTTACGCAAGAACGTCACGTGCAACTTCAGCAGCTTGACCAACACAATCGTTAACGTCAATAGCAACAATAAACACACGCCCAGAAATAATACCGGGAGAACCTGAAATTGTCGTAACAACATCAACAGTATCAGCAGCAGACACAAGGCCAGCAGTCGTACCTACTTTGATTACACCAGCAGCGGTATTGTCAAAGTTCAAGTCGTTAGCAAATACGGTTGTACCATCAGTGATGTCCATCGTATAGGTCGTAACGTCAGGCACAGCTTCCGAAGGTTCAAAACCAGCAGCCAAAATCAAGGTGCCAGCAGGAACAGACACGCCAACAGTCGTGCCAGAGGTTGCAGCAAGATCAACGTAAGCTTCGATGATTACCGCACGATTGCGAAGAGATTGAGAAACAGACATGTTTTATTCTCCCTATTAACGCAAGTTGTATTTGGCATTAACAAGAGCTTCAGGACGAAGGATCTTGCGGCCATACAAGTGCATACCACGGACGATATCAGCAAAGCTATCAGGGTCACGGTAGGTTTCGGTCTTGTTGATTTGCTCAGCAGTAGCAACAGCCGAATCATGACCACCAACAATAACACCATAGTTGCTGGCGTTAGAAGCGGCATTGGTAGCAGGACCAGTACCGATCTGCGGCAGGTTGTTAGAAACATACACACGGAAACCGTGCAAGTTCTGAAGAACCAGACCATTACGCAGGCCACCCGAAGCACCGAAATCAGCATTCAAAAGACGGCTGTCTTCATCACGCAGAATTTCCATGAACACAGGATCGATCACCAACCAACGGCCAGAAGTATCAACGTTCTGTTGGTCCAGTTTACGAGCCATACGAGCAATCAGTTGCAGTGGGTTAGCTTCACCAGCAGTCGAAGGAGCAGCAGTAGCACCACCCGTGCGAGGCAGCAGAGCAACTGAATAGTCGGCAGTACCTGCATTAAATGCAGTACCGTCAATTTTCATGCTCGACAGCAGTTCATCCGAACCAGCAGTGGTAATAGCTTTCGTACCATTAACAGTGGTGTTAACGGTATCTGCATTTGCGTGCAGAGCCGACTGCGTGTAGCCTGACAGGTAGCCAAGAACATCTTGGTCAAACTGATCAGCCAAACGATAAGCAGCACGATCCGAAGCAAGACTCTGGAAGTTCACGTGCGAGTGGGCTTCTTCGATGTCGTCAACCTTGAAAGCAAAGTAGTTAGCTTTGTCGATGGTCAACGAGAAATCAGCATCGTCAATGTCTTGTGGCGTGATTTGAGTACCACGAGCATAAGCCTTGACAGTGATTTCAGGTTCTTTGATGATCTTAACCGAATCACCCATATTGGCGATCTCGCCAAAGTAATCAGAATTGGTAACAGCTTCACAGATCGATGCCTTGCGGAATGCAAGTTGCACCTGTTTGCTGTAGATAACGGGGCTAAAATTGCCGTTGGGCAAGTTTCCGTAGCCAGCAGCGGACGTAAATGCCATGATAATTCTCCTTAAGCATTTGTCACAGACGCAAATGTACAATATATTACGCAGAGGCTGGTAGTATTGTGGGTGCATTTGTGCCAACGTCGGCCAACGTTAGTTTAAATGGGCCACGACTATTCAGGTTAGTCTGAGTTATGTTGTTATTTGCTAAGTTAGTTTATTTGAGGGAAAGATGTCTAAGCATTACATAGGTTGCCAGCCAAGGGGCTATGTAATACTTAGTTACATCTATAGTTATACTAGGTAAGTTTATCTATGTCAATACCTTTTAACGGGCACTACCAGAAATATCATAAATAAATTTACCTGTACGAATGGCGTCCATAATTTCATCTGAACGTTTCTCATACTCTTGTGGCGACATCTTTGCCACTTGAGATTCTTTTAGCATTTTACCTGACTCACTAGCAGCAGGTTTACTACGGCTACTTTTGCTATCCACATAACGTGCAGCATCTTTATCAGAGTAACCTTTCTGTGCCTTAATGTTACGATCTGATTTGTACAGATCAATAGCACGTGCAGCAGAACGAGCATCATCTTGGTTTTCGTACAGTGCATCTTGTACCCACTTAGGCTGTTCTTCTGCCCATTCGTGGAAGTCATCACTGTCTCGAATCTTATCAAAG